GTTTAGAAAAAAGCTTAAATGAAAGTATGGATTGATCAAGATTTATGTACAGGAGATGGATTATGTGCAGAGATAGCTCCTGATGTATTTGTCATGCAGAATGATGGTTTAGCTTATGTCCAAGAAACAGTGGGAAATTTTGGAGACCTTAAAATATTTAGTAACATTCATAATAACGATCAAGGCGCTGAAGGTCTTGCTAGAGTTCCTAAGGGACAAGAAGATATAGTTATAGAGTCTTCTGAAGAATGCCCAGGAGAATGTATTTTTATAGTACCATAGAGTATTATGGTAAATCTTTATGAATTAGAATACGATCTTTTGAAAAAAAGTAGAATTACAGACCGATCTCCTAAAAGTATTGTAGATCAACCTACTTCAGATCAACCTATCAACGAAATATATAATAAAGAAGATTCCTCAAAAACTTCTGAGTAAATCAAGAAAGTGTCGTTTTTCTTGGGTATAATATTGATTGTATTAATGAATTAATTAATGAAAGGAAGAAAATGGCTGAACAACAACAGTTAACACCTGAACAAACAGCAGATCTGGTCAATAAACTAATGGCTGAGAATAAAACACTCAAAGCTATGTTGGTCGATACTGCAGAAAAGATAGCTAATGTAGAGTTAAAAAACTCTGAGCTTAAAGTACAGGTTAATGGATTGCGTGAGGTATTAGAAAACATCTCAGGTCAAACAGAACAACCTACATCAGAAGAAGAGTAATGTCATCTTTGGAAAGCTTTTCCAATAGTATCCAAAGTGGTCCAATACCATGGAGGGAACAGTCAGATCTTAACAGGGCTGCGTGGATAGAAGCATGCGAAGGTGTAAATAACGGAATACCTGCTAGAAGAGCTGCTAGATGGCTCATAGAAGAGAAAGGTTGTCCTTTAATGTTAGATACAGTCAGAAATCAAATTAAAAGCACAATGAAACGCTATGTCAAGTCTTGATGATTTTAACAAAAATCAAAGCGATATAGAAAACGCTAGAAAGTCAAACGAAAATAAACATCCAACAGGTCTAGAGCCTGGGTATAAATTAAAAGGTCCAAAAGGATCAATAACTTCTAAACCACAAAATACCGGTGATATTAATGAGTTCGATGATATATTAGAAGAACTAGGCTTAGATCCTAAAATTTATGAAGTCATTCAGCCTGTAGAAGTAAGAACATGGGACAGTATGGTCGATGGTGGGACAAGACTTTACTATTACAAAGCTAGGATACAATCAAAGCAACCAATTAATGATAACGATCCTGACTATGATGCTCTTCTTAAAGAAGTTAAGAAAGCCAAGAAACCAAAACTTCCTAAAGTAGATAAGAATGACAGTGTGGTTGTATGCTGGAGTGATTGGCAACTCGGAAAACCGGATGGAGATGGTACAGAGCAAATAGTCGAAAGACTAAACCAAATGATTCCAGATTTTACACACTATGTAAAAGAACTAAGGAAAACAGGTAAAAAGTTAAAAAACTTAAACATATTATCTTTAGGTGATATTATCGAAAATTGTTCTGGCCATTACGACACCCAAACCTTTGGAGTTCAGCTCAATCTTCGTGATCAGGTTAAGGTAGCTCGTAGAATTATGGTAAAAGCTATTACTGAATGGTCTCCATATTTTGATAATGTGGTAATCACGGCCATTGCCGGTAACCATGGTGAAAATCGCAACAACGGAAAAACCTATACAGATTTTGCCGACAATCATGATGTGGCTATTTTTGAACAAGTACAAGAAATACTTAGTCAGAATCCAAAAGCATTCGGACATGTAAAATTCCTAATACCGGAAAGTGAATTATCTGCAACTGTAGAAATTTCAGGTAAGGTTGTTGGATTAGCACATGGTCACCAATTTAGATCTGGAGTTTCGCTAAAGTCAGGTAAGTATGCTTTTGATAAGGGTATTAGATGGTTTGCAGGTCAGTGTATGGGTAGGGAGCCAATTGGGGACTCAGACCTTATAGTGACAGGTCATTTTCATCATTTTTTCACCATATCAAATAGAGGTCGTTGGTTTATGCAATGTCCATCTGTTGATGGTGGATCTACTTGGTTTAAAGATATATCAGGTGATTGGTCACCACCTGCTCAGGTTGTATTTACAATGTCATCTGAAGACAAAATGTATTTTTGGGATAATCTCAAATTTTTACCATATAGCAGCTAGAAATACCTAAAAATTGATAATTCCTTTTTAAAATGGAGTAATCATGATATTAGAAGTTCTTAGAATAAGCTCTCAAAAAGATTCAACAAGTGGTATCTTGTTTGATATTACAGATAATAAACGCAAATTTCTTTGCTATACAATCGAAGATGAATTTAGAGATGTAAAAGTGATGCATGAGACCAGAATTCCTGCAGGTATGTACAAGCTTACCTTACGCAGCGAAGGAGGCTTTCATGCGAGGTACAAAAAAAAGTATGGTGACTGGCATCGAGGCATGATTTATGTAAACGATGTTCCAGGGTTTTCCTTTATCCTTTGGCACACGGGGAATTCCGATGAATCGACCAGTGGATGTCTCATTTTTGGCCAAAATCAAGAAAGTAATCTAGTAAAACCTGATGGATGGGTAGGATCAAGCGTTTCGGCATATAAATTTGTATATCCTAGGGTTAGAGATGCTATCTTATCAGGTGAAGATGTATATGTTAAGTATATTGATTATGATACAGTTGGAGATCAGGAGATGAAAAGGATTTCCGGATCTGATCCTGTAATATCATATAGTCCACAAGAAGAACAAAAGAAACCTACAGAAGTATATGATTTTTCTAAAGATTTTCCTAAATGGCCTGGAGTAAACTATAAACTGCAAAAACCAATGATGAAATCAGAAGATCTTAAAGAATGGCAAAAGGTTGTAGGTCTATCAGCAGATGGTTGGTATGGAAACGGATCTAAAAATAAAGTTATCGAACTTCAAAAAGAGTTCGGTTTAAAAGAAGATGGAATCTTAGGAAAAATAACCTGGGACTCATCTTTCGCAAAAAATAAATAAAGTTAGGAGATAACTTATGAAATGGGAATTAAACGATGCTTTTAAAGTGTCCTTAATTAGAGCAGCCAGAACAGGACTTCAAGCAGGTCTTGGCGTAATAATTGCTGCACAAAGTGGTTGGTTAGATATGTCAGTCATGGAAGGTGCAGCTGTAGCAGCAGGAGCAGCTTTTTTCTCTGCGTTGCAAAATGTAATGGAAGAAGCTCCATTCAAGTTCATGTCTAGTATTCCGAAAGGATAGTTAATTTCGTAAATCGAAATTAGGTGCGCTAAATTGACTGAGGGGCGTTAAGCCCCTTTGTCTTTAGGAGAAAAAATGTTTTATTATAAAGTAGAAGTATTAAGAATAGTAGATGGGGATACAGTAGATGTTAGAATTGATTTGGGTTTTAATGTGTGGCATAAATGTCGTGTTCGACTCATGGGCATCAATGCTCCGGAATCACGAACAAGAGATCTGGAAGAGAAAGCAAGAGGGCTTGCTGCAAAACAGTGGCTTATAGATAAACTCGAATTTAAAGATATAGAAATGCAATCTCATGGTACAGGTAAGTACGGAAGAGTTTTAGGAGAGTTATTTAATGAGGGTGTCAATATAAATCAGTTAATGGTCGAAGAAGGACATGCTGTTAGTTATGATGGAGGGAAGAGGTAGGAAGTGATGAGAGAGTGCTTCGAAAATTCAATACCTTAGTTCGTTTATTAATTGTAGCTTTACTTATATATCCTATGCCTATTGCTATAGGTGCAGAGCAAACTGAAACAGAAAATTTTGATTCTACAGGTTTTACTAATTCAAACTTTAGTGTAACCAATTACTCTAATGCGACATATTCAATAGACACTGTTTACAATGGCGACTATGGTTGTGAAAACTATTGTCTTAACTACAACACAGGCAATACACAAAATCGAATGTTGCAAATAACTTTTGGTGATACAGGGATTACAGAAATAGGTTTTGATGTTGGAGCAGTAGATAATAGTTGGGCTTACAATGTATTTCTAAAAGACTCAAATGGTACTTCATCTAATCCTGATTGGGTAAATTACAATAACCCATCTAATTGGAATCCTGCAACTTATGTTTTTGAGGAAACTTATACAGCACCAACAGGTTATGAGATCTGGCGTATTGAATTTACATTTAATGATTATATAATCATGGATAATGCTTATTACAAATATGATGATGGTATAACAGCAGGTATAGGAGATCCAACCAATCTAACTGTTTCTGCAAATCTACATAGTGGAGATATAAGTATTGATTGGGATGCAGCTACAGGATATCAATATAACGCAGAAAGATACGCAGTAGCTTTTAGCAACGACAACTTCCAAAATATGAACTACGCAGTAGCAACAGGTAATGTAGGTGGTGCTAATGCTCTTAATACAGAATATACATTTACTAAAACATATTTAGATTCAGAGTTTGATGTAGGCGATACTATTTACTTTAAAGTAAGAGCAGACAATGATACTAACTCTCAATACTCTAACTGGACTTCAGTAGCTAGTTATGTAATACAAGATGTAGCAGCAGGGGTTACTAATTTAACTATAGAAAATACTGAGTATCAAGGATTGAAATTTACTTGGACAAATCCAGGAACAGGTTGGTCAAGTCCTACAAGTTATAAAATAGAATATAGTGATGGAGATAACACTTGGAATCACGATGATGAAGATGTTTACAGTCAAAATATAACAGATGCAAGTCTTACAACTTATAATCTTGAATCTATAACAGCAGGAACTTATTGGTTTAGTTTTTATGCTTGCACACAAAATGGTAGCTGGTGTCATGGGAATC